TTCTGCATATCGCGTTGCACTCTTGATGCTTGCAATCGTGGCAATCATCGTACCGGTACCGGCAGCAGCGGCAGCAATCCACGCATAGATATTGCCCTTCGATGTTGTATCGGTAGACAATGCAGATGCAAACGAACTTGCAACCGTAGCAATAGCTTCAGCGACAATTCCCATTACCTTGGCTACAGGATTACCGATACTCTGCAATGCCTGACCTACAGCACCGATGGCTCCAGCGGCTTGCTTATTCGCCTCCTTTGCCTCCATGATGCTTCGCTGGTATTTGTTCCAATCCTCAGCAGCTTTCTGCAGATTAGAGGTATCCATATTCGCAGCAGCGTTCTCTATGCCTGTGCCGACAAAACTCATGCTGCCACCAGATACCGTTCCGAGACTCTTCATCGAGTCACTATATTTACCGCTCAACTTTGACCACGTCTTGTCAACAGTATCTGAAGTTGATGAAGATGATGCCCCGCCTCCTACGCTGGTTTTTGTCTGCTTCAGGTTCTTCACCAGTTCTCGCGTGGTGGCAGCTCCTTCGTTTGCAGCAGCACTCCATGTGGCCATGCCTTCCTGCAGTCTTGTCTCGCTTTCTGTGATTGCCTTGGCTATCGCATACTGCTTAAACTCTTCTTTCGACAGATTTTCTACGCCCTTACTCCCTAATGACGAATAGATTGATGCCTGCTCGTCAAAGAATCCCTGACCTTTCGTGAGCATAGAGTTAGTAAGTCTTCCGAGATCTGTCTTTCTCAGGCTTCCGGCTCCTTCTATTCCGCTGAATGCACTCGAAAGAACATTCTCAATCTGCTTTCGCCCTGCCAGCATTCCAGCCGCAGATCCCTGACTCTTGAGCGAAGCAATCTCTTTCGATACCTTTTCAATCTGCTTATTTAACTCCTTTATCTCTTTTGGATCAGTTGCATTTTCTTTCTTCAGGCGCAACTGTTGAAGTGAATTCTCCTTCAAAGATATTGCGGCAGCGTTATTGGCCTTAACGCTTCCAAGACGGTCAAGTGCGTCATATAATTCTCGTGAGTCATTGATACTCTTCTGCAGGTTACCGAAGAAGTTATTCCAGTTTCCTCCGTTGATGGTGTTCAGGAAGGTATGGTATGCGCCTTTGGCACTCTCCAAGGTTCTTCCCCATTCATCAATATTGCTCTCGCTCTGCATGAAAGCATCCTTCACAACGGCAATAGCGGCACTTGCAGCTCCGAGTGCCAAACTCACAAGACCAAGTTTACCGGCAAGATTCTTTAATTTCTTGCCAGCATCATCTCCCGCCTTTGAAAAGTAGTTCAGCTTCTTTTTGCTTTGGTCTAATTTTCGGTCATATTCTTGTGTGTCGACCTTAAACCTGGTTATTACGTCAGCCATTCGTTTTTACTTGTTTTAATATCTCTTCATCCATCAGCTTGCAGAATTGCTCTGCAGCCTCGTTTATTGCCTTCGCAGAAGCAGGATCAAACCATTGCTTTCCGCTTATCGAACCTCTGTTACCATATCGCGTTGTGCGTTGAGCAGTTCCGGCATTCACAAACCTCAGAATAAATCCACGGTCAGAACCATAATACGAATCTATCTGCTCAGTTCTCGCGCTTCGTGGTCTTCTGTTACCGCCTCGCTGTCCTGCAGTCAGTTTCCTTTCCTTCTCTACGTGTACCTTCGTGCTTCCGGCTCTGCGTTTCGCCAATATACTGATGGCTCCTCCAAGCATTCTCTTATAGACAGTACGCTTTACGGCTCTATATGCAGCACGAGGGTCATTATGAAGCACCGTCTTTGCCGAGTTTGCCGTGCTTGTCCTCGCCTTCTGAAGCACAGACGAAATGATCTTCTTTATCTGTGCCTTCATTTTGGGGTTCTCAGCCATGATTCTGTCTATCTCTTTCACGGCCTCGCCTGTCAGTATCGTAACCTCTGCCATAGTATATAATATTACAAAAATACCCACGTTTTAATGCGTAGGTATTCTATTCATTTGTCATTCATAGCATTCGCAGATCTTATCAGTTCCATGCTTGCATCATACTCTTCTTCTGATATTTCCACGCGCTCTGCGTCGCCATCGCCTGGCAGCTCTAACAGTTCTTCTGGAGTGCTCAGTTTGCTTCCGAGTGCACTTAGTATCAGGAACGTCTGCCACCTCGTGCGCTTCCACGATTCTATGCCTCTTTTCCTGTATCCGCTGATGATCGAAAGGATTTCCCATATCTTCAGAGCGTATAGTGCATCTTCTCGCTTTATCCCTATCTCGCCCACAAGCAGCTCATATTGCTCATGGGCGTTTAGCGTGTTTTTGCTTCCCGGTGTTAGCTTTTTCGTTTCCGTCAAGGTTCGGAATATTGTACCATTCTCTGATCATCGCGCCAATCGTCACATCCAGCAGCTGCAGGTCTTCAAAACTCGCTTCCGACAGAAGGCTGTCCATCGTGATCTTCGTCTCAGGATTGTTCGCAATAATCACAGCCATATACAGAGCGGCCTGTTGCTTTCTTCCGTTGATCTCCGTAAGCACAAAAGGCTTCTCAGTAATGTCCTCGTAGGCAATCTGCACGGCAAGGTTAAATGCTACAACTACATCCTCACCCAATAGTTTGATGGTTTCCTTTTTCATTTTTTTGTTTGTGTTAAAGTAAAAACCGGCAAATCACAATGACTTGCCGGTATGCGTTATTTTTAATTCAAAAATGAGATTAGCTTAATGCGCCATCACCGGTCAGCGTCACACTCCATGTCTGGTTCTGCTTGTTGCTTGCGTTAAGCGAAATGTCGCTCACCCATGCATTGCCGCTCAGTTCCATGCCCGATGCTACGGCTGTGCGGTTCTGCTCACCGTTGGTATCTGCCACCTTGATAGCAACCTTGGTGCCGATGAGTGCCTTGACGGACGAGTAGGTCATACCGGTCGAATCATCAATCACAAGCGCACTTGCCGTGATGTCCCAGTTCTTGCCGGTGCATTCCTGTTGCTGCCAGTTTCCTGAGCTGTCCTTGGTGCTGCTGTCCTCAAGGTTTGTGCCGATGTGGATTGAGCAGTCGGTGGCAGCAGCAATACACTTGTCCGAAATGAAGACGCGCAGATTTTGTCCTTTCTTTGCCATATTCTTATTCGTTGTATTCTGTTGTTTCACACTTATAGTTCAGAGTCTGCCACATACATGGCTTCCATTCGTCAAAGTTCACTCCGCTGGCCGTGAAGCTGTAGTCGTTCAGCCAGAAGCCAAGACTCTCAGCCGTTTCATCGTCCATGTCAGCAAAGGCAGCCTTGATGGTCTTGCGCACCAGCTTCGCCACATCTGCCAGCTCTGATCGCGTCTTGGCAGCTATCACAATGCTGATGGTGTCCGTGTCTGTGTCGCTTTCGCCAACGCTATCCTTGCTTTCTTCATCGTTCACCGTTCCCTCATTCGTGATGATGATATACGGTATCTCCGTATCGTCAGCACTCTCAGGATCCACCGTAGTGTCTGCCGTGTTGATGATACGCCCATCCACCGCGTCCATCACGTCTTCGTCTTCTTTGAGCGATTTGAAAAAGAACTTATCTGTACAGAGACTCATCTCATATAAGTCGAAAACAGCTCAGAGCCGGCCACTCCTGGCTATCCTCCTCAAGAGTATAAGCCGGCTCCGAAACTGCGGGTTTATTATTTATTAGATAGCTTAAAGTGAACGGGTACGACCGAATGCGAAGGCTGCTTCGCGCAGGATCTTAGCATCGAAGTAAGCGTTTACTACGAGACGGACACAACCGGCAGTTGCCTGAGTAAACTCGTCAATGGTGATCTCGATGTTGCCCCATGAACCTACAGCAAGGTTGCTGAAGTTACCATAGATGAACTTACCTGCAGCTACGTTAGAGGTAACGATTGCTGGTACACCATCCACGTCACCGTTCTCAAATACTGTCTTCGAGCCGTTGCCGTTCTTGGCCATTGCGCGAAGGTCTGCCTTTGCACCAGGAGAAAGGAGGTACTTAACCTCACCGGTCACATTTGCAGTCTCAAGGCCAGCCTCTACACCACAGAGCTTTGCGAAGGTGGTAGCATCAGAGAGGTCACGTGCTGCGTTGCTGCCGTAGAACATACCGGCTGGCTTGGTCGAGTCACCTGCTGCATTGCCGAAGATGGTTGCCTCCAACTTGTCGTTGATAGCATTAACGAGGTCACGACGGATGGCCTCCTCTGCACCGAGGTTGTCCTGCATGATCAACTGCTTTGAGATGTCAACATAAGCAGTCAGTCGCTTTGGCTGAAGGGTCACGTGGGTAAAGCTTGGGTCACCTGCCGATGCATTGCCCATCTCAGATGCCCAGCCTACAGAACCTGCGCCCATTACAGGTACCTGGATGTCACCCTGTGGCAAGCCCTTGAAGAACTTAACGCCAAGGGATGCAAG